TAACCGGCGCGGCATTAAAACCTGCGAGCTTGGTCTCTTCTTCGAAAGACCGTTCCGAAGTTTCGACTTCGTAGATTTCTTTATGCTCTTCGCCATAAGTTGCGTACTCCATACCGAACAGGGCATTCAGTCCTGGGAGCAATTCTTTTAGCAATTGTGCGCGTGAAATAGCCATTTATAACTCCTAGTCCTAAATTAAGCGCCGGTCGCGTTGAAGTAAGCGTTGTAACCAAAATTCCAAGTAACCAGGACTTCCGGGTAACCCACCAACGTAATCGTCGTGTTAGCCGCCAGCGTGATCGCCGAGTTGACTGTCAAAGTCGAACCCGTAACGCTGACCACCGTAATGTAATTCGACACGTTCGCACCCGTGGACGTGCTGGCCGTGCTGATCAACTGCATACCAGGAATGATGCCGAGTGCTGCGGTAGTACCCGGCAGAGTCGGGCCGTACGTGTTGGCCGCGTTGACCGTGGTCACGGTCGTGCTGGAGCCAGACGTCGAAGCCACCGCAGTGAACGAAAGCTGCGTATCCGGAACCACACCCACGACGCGGAACGGCGCCGACGTGGTCAAGCGCGCACCGGTACCAGTACCTGCCGTGGTCGGGGCCGTGCCGCAAACACCCATGCCGGAATCGCCTGTTTGCGTGCTGCCGCCACCACCCGTGACCGCATAGAAATTGCTGCCGACGTAGTAGGGGTTCACATAGCCAATCGTCGTCGAAGTATTCGCCGCAGCGCCGTTCGGCTGCGCAATCACAGCGGCACGGAACACGGCTTGCGGGTCATCGTAAACATACCCAACGGCGTCTTGCGCGGCCGTCGAAGCGTTCCAGAACTGGTATCGATTTTTGCCGTAGATCGGGCCGCCCGTCAGCGAGTATTCCGCGCCCAGAAAAATGCCCAGCGTACCGGCCACACCCGCGACCGTCGCATTGGTCATCGACGTGCTGACCAAGGTACCCAGCGACGTAGACGTAGAGCTAAGCGCTACGATGTCACCGTTGTAAATACTGGTGGCGTAGCCAGACTGGATGGGATACATGCGGGTAGACGCCGCAAACTCGCGCCCACCAACCAGATTTACGGGTTTAAATCCGTAAGCAGCCGCAACATATGGATACGCCATTTATAATCTCCTAATTAACCTGTTTTGCTACCGACGCCAAATTTAACTTCTGATTTACGGTCGGCAAACAAACTCATGTTCGACCGCGAATCTTTTTGCCGCAAGAAATTATTATCCACGGCGTCCATCTGCGAACTTGCCATTTTCTCGTAATAATCCCGGCGCTGTTTCACCATTTCTTCAGGTGCCTTACACAGCAACAGACCGCCGATTTCTATGTTTCCTTTGAACCGGCTATTGGGGGTTTCATCCGCCAAGTGACACAGTTCCGGATGGTCTTCCGCACGTACGGGTTCCCAGCCTTCGCGAAACTTCGCCGAGACGTTGGTCGGGTCACTCTGGCCCATCAACGCCACTCGGATATACCTAAAACTCCAGCCAGGAATCGGGTTCGGCATGGGCAACAACTGGGGTGGAGTCCAGGTTGTCGGGCGTTTAGTATTAGCCCGCGTTTCCATCTCTCGTCCAAGTCTTCCTTCAGCCATTGTCTCGATTCTCCGTTTTAATTAACTCTCGGGCATAAGCCTCGGGCGTAATACCCAGCCGTTTAGCCAGGGCTACCTGTGTTTGCGTTAAACGCACTTGTCGGGGAGCCGTGGACCGTGAAGCACCTGCTACGACGGTGGCGGGTCTTGCGCGAGGTTTTTCCTCGGGAGGGGGAGTATTTTCCTCGAAGTTCTCGGGGAAGCGCCTACGCATGGTTTTATCAACCTTGTCGTAGTACTCGTCGCTGCGCGGGTCTACACCCTGCTTGACCAGTTTTTCATGCAGACCCAAGGCGGCGGCGGTCATTTCCTCGTCAACACCGAACCACTTATTTTTGTCACGCCACACACTGGCTTTTGGGTCCGGTGCGGGCTGTGACTGGCGCGGTGCTTGCGTCTGTGAGTTACTTTCTACCTGAGTATTATTATCTTGTAAAGAGGGTTTAAAACTTTCTACCTCACGAAGCTTGAACTTGGCATCTTGAAGTTCTTCCTGAGCCTGGGTAATTAATCCGGCGTCGCCCGACTCATAGGCTTGCTTGAGCTTGGCCCGCGCCGAATCCAGCCCCGCTTTGGCGGCCTGGGTGACTTCGGTGACGAAGATTTTCTCGCCCGTAGTGAGTCTCTGCTTGAGATTCTGGTTCTCACGTAAGTTAAGTTCTGCGATACGAATAGCTTCGTCCCGCTCGCGAACCTTGGATTCTTTTTCACGACGCTCGTCGTGCCAGGCTTTTTTGAGGGTCTTAATCCGGTTCTGGACTTCCGCAGAGTATTTTTCTAGGTCGTCGTCGGCAGTCGCCTTGTCCAGGACTTCTTTAGGCAGTGGCTCTTTGCCCCGGTCTTCCGGCGGCGTGTCGTCGATCACTTCGATTTCTAGATCGCTCGCGACCTTTTTGTTAGGCCCATCCCGACCTTCTTCGTCTGGAAATTTGAATTCAGCCATGATTAGGGCCTCCCGATGCCGATTGGATTCTCTACGACCGCTTGGACTTCATCGTCGCCGATCAGACGCCATTCTTGGCCGTGGATCAGCAACCGAGTCCCCGAATAAGACCTGACGATAATAAAATCACCCGGCTTGCAGTAAGGGCCTGCGGGGAATCTCTTCTCGTCTTTATAGGCATCGGGACCCAGCTTGGCGACGTACAAGACCACGCTTACTTGACCTTCGACGCGCACGGTCTCGTCGGCTTTGACAAGACCGCTTTTGTACATGGTGTCGATCTTAGGGACCATACACAGGATCATGTAGCCCGATGGGTCAGGGACTTGTTTAGCCCGTTCTTCGGCTTCGCGCCGAGTTTCTTTTACGGCAAACTCACTCATTCTTCTTGCTCCAGTTTCTTTGCGTGGTCGTCGATAAACTCTATGGAGAACTGGAGACCACGAATTTGCCCAGTTATCCAGCGATACTCGTCCCAACTGTTAACGCCCCTAACCAATGCTCCGGCTAGATGCTCGCGTTGTTCGTTGAGTTGTTTGAGTACGTATTTTTCATCTATCATTTTTTACCTGTCGGTTTGGGTTTATTCTTCGCAGCTTGTTTGGCGGCTGCGGCCTTTTGCTTCTCGATTTCTTTCTGATGCTCGCGTTCTTTCTCGGCTTCGGCTTGCTCGTGATCGAGCCCGGTCTGATGTTTGTACAGATCCGCGTCGATTTGGCCGCCGTGGTTATGCATCTCGGTATTCAAACTCGCCGCGTGTTTGCGCAGATCCGTGTTGGTATCTATGGCGTGCTTATGTACATCGACTGCTTTGTCTACCGCGTGTTTGTGAATATCCTTGCCCTGCTCGGCCTTGTGTTTGGCAATCTCCACGCCGAGTTTCGCCCCGTCCAGACTAAGCCGTGACTCGTCAACCTTGTTCCGATCAGCGGCTTGCGCAGCCTGCACCGTCGTCTGCGCCTTGTGTTTGGCGATGTCCACGCCGATTTTGGCACCCTCCAGATGGCTCTGCGTCGCGGCCTGTTGTTTCTCGAAGTCGAGGTTGTCTTTGAGCGCTGCCGCGTCCACCATATCTTTCTGGCTCTTGCGCTGCTGCTCGGCCTGCGCAATCTGCATCTTGAGTTGATCAATCTGGTTCTTCTGTGCGGCCACCTGTTGCTTAAGCTGTAGCTCTTGTGCCTTCAACTGGAGTTCTTGCTGCTGCATCTGGATCAGCGGGTCCTGCGACTGCTGCGCATTTTGTTGCGCCTGGAACTCCTGCTGGTCTTTCTGCAATAGCTTGGCCGCCGCTTGTGCCGCGAGCGCCGAGACTTGGTTCTCGATGGCGGGGTCCAGATAGCCAGTCTGTTCGTCGAAGTCGGGCGGCGGCGGCAAGACAGCCCCCAGTTGCTTCTCGATCTCGCGGCGATACTGCCACGCGACATGCTCCATGAGATGGGCTGCACCCGCAGCCATGATCATCTGCGCCTGTGGATTCTGCCCCACCATTGCCATCATTTTGGGGTCCTGCATCGCGGACATATGCACGGCGATATGCGCCTCGTGGTCTTGGCACTGGAAGGCTTTTACTGGTTTGCCCATCAAGACGTTCATGTTTTCGGTGACGGGGTCCACCGGCTGCATGTCTTCTTTCATGGGGATAATTTTCTGTGAGTTTTTAACTCCCAGAGTCTCGATCATTTGTCTGTGCAAAAACGGCAAGTCGTAAATCTGCGGCGCGGTCTGCGATAACTGTAAAACGGCTTGATACTGCACCACCCGCTGCGACATGGTCGAAGCGTTCGGGTCCGAGACCGGCAGCACGTCGCAACAGTCATAGTCGGACTTCTTGGCCGACGCAGGGCCTACTTCAGGCTCGTACTCGTAGCTGTCCGGAGTATTATCGCGAATGATCGCCGCCAGGAGCTTGAACTCCTGCTTCATCGCAAAGTGAATGCGCGCCTGTACGGCACTCATGACCTTCAGGACCCGCTCTAGAATGGCAAGGGTCGTACCCACCGGGGAATTGGCCGACATGTCCGAGATCTTGATATCCGACACGGCCGCGAAGCGGCGCCCATCCTCGATGACTTGATTCATCAAGGCTAGTAAGGTTTGGGACGGTTCTTTATAAGGGAGAGGTAAGATATTATCGCGGATAGCACCGGAAGGTATATCCACGTCCCTGAATTCACCCGGAGCAATAGGAGTGTCATCCCCTTTGATCCGAAGTCCACGGGCCTTAAGGCCACCGGGAAGGTTAGCAAGGGTACCACAATCAATAAGCTGGCGAAGCAAAGAAGTAGCGGCTTTTGTATGTCCCCCGATAAGATGTATAAGTCCGAAATAATAAAAACCAAAGCCGGGGATATAACCATAATGCACAAAATGCTGGCGTCTAAATTTGAGACGATCTTCTTTAAGCCAATTGCGACGGACAGCGAGTACGGTACGGGTACCCTTTTCAATTGTAACCACGTACGGCAATTTGATCCCGGTCTCTTTGCCATTGCGCATATCCTCGTAATCTTCTAGATCAAGATCTACATGCATCTCCAGCAACTGAAATCGGTCGTCTTTTGTTGCAGAGAACCCTTGTTCCGTGGCTTTTTGCTTGTCTATTTCATCGAAAATAACCTGCGGCTCGCCCAGGTCTTTGTCTATATAAAACCCTTCTACTTGCAGACGCCGCAACTCGTTGGGTGTTTTACGCATCCGATGCGTGATTCTTTCGGCCGTTTCAATGTTGGTCGCCCCATACGGGACTATTACATCTTCGGCGGCGATATACGGCGCGGCTTGACGGCCCAATGACGGATCGAAAAAGACCTTCTTAAACGCATTACCGGCAAGGCATAAACTAGTGAGTAATCGTTCGTGTTCCGGCCGGTACTCCAACATGACGTCGGTGAACTGATAATTCATGTCGGCCGCGACCCGCAGGGCCGCCGCAAGTTTTTCGGGGGTTTCTTTGCCGATAATTTTGGTCTTGACCGGCCCCGCCGTCGGGAAGACCTCCATGATGGTCTCGGACGTGAACTTGACCGCCGACTCCATCAACAGGGGGTGATGCACCCCGCAAGCCCCGGCCCAGGGCTCGGTACGCTCGTCGTACTTCAGGCCCAATAATTTAAGGCCCTTGATGTACGTGTCCATCCAGTCTTTACGAGAATTTAAATCGGTCTCGTAGTCGGCCAGTAATTCCGAGACTAGCTTGGTCTGGACTGAATCAGGCAGGATCTCGGCCAGATTCTCGTTGAAATCGTCCGAATCTTTTTCTATGGCTTCGGCGACGTTTTCGGCACGGTCGTCGTCGCTATCGAGAATGATCTCGATCTCCAAGGGTTCGGCAGTCGCCGACAATGCGGCGATGCCTTGGGGAGCCTCATAGAGGCTGCGATCTACGCTCAATTACAGCAGGGCTTTAACAATAAAGCCAAGCACGAACCCAGCACCCAACAGGGCATAGGTCGAGAACTTCTTGTACCAAGCGACCACGGCGGTGACGTCTGTCTGGATAGTATTTAGCGGGTTCGGGGTAGACATGGTTATCTCCTGTTAATAAAAAGGCTCACGCGATCTTGATTTAAAAAATTTAACCGGCTCCGGTTCGTCGGCTGGCAGTCTGATAAATCCCCCCGATCTAAATCGGGCGATGGCTAGGCTCATGGCGTCCACCATGTCGTCGTGTCGGCCATTGGGGAAATCTTGGCACTGCGATATAACCTCGTGCGCCCAGCGAGTATCCGGTGCCCAGACCAAACCAGAACTGAAAATATCCGTTATTGCATTAACTCTGGATATCTTATCATTCCCCTTACCAGGCGTAAACTCTGAAACCGGAATCCCCATCCGTTGTAGATCTTGGTATAGCGCCGCCCCGGAGTTTTTCTTCTCGACTATGAAACTATCCGGTTCCCATTGCTTGTATTGTTCCAAGGCTAGTTTTTTTAATTCGGGGAATTCTAACCGCTCGACAATGCTGTCTAACAAAATAATATTAAAATTATCAGTCTGTGGGTTTTTAAATACGCCCCAGACTTGTAGGGCATTATAATCAGCGCGGTTATTAGTCTCCTGCGCCGTGTCTAGACTCATGATTATAAATTCACACGCGGGGGGCCTGGATTCTTCCCAGATCATCCACCATTCTGATTTAATTAACGCACCCTCTTTGGATACGGGGTCCTGCATGTACTGGGACTGCCAGTACTGCACGTCCATGCTGGCCTTCTTGGCGAGTAGCTCGTTGACGTCCCAGAACTCGGGCCAGAGCGCTTTTAATACATGCGTACCGTCGGGATTGACTTCGGAACTCTCGTAAACGGCCGGAAACTCGATGACTTCCCACTGATCCGAGTCCGGGTTCTTGATCATGTGGTCGATCACTTGCCCGGTCAGGTCCAGCTTCGACCAGCGAGTCATGACGATAATGATGGCGCCTCCCGGCATCAGTCGCTGGATAGGTCCCGACTGGAACCATTCCCAGACCGGCAGAAAAACCTCCGGATTGCCTGTCTTAGCGTCCTGCTCGGAATGAGGGTCGTCGATAATGAACAGATCAGCGCCGCGACCAGCCAAGGCACCGCCAGCGCCAATAGCAAAATATTCGCCGCCAAAATTAGTCCCCCAGCGACTAGCTGACTTGCTATCGGCTTGAAGCTCGACACTAGGGAAAATATCTTTGTAATCTTGCGATCCGACAAGGTTGCGAACCCTCCGACCAAAGTTAATAGCTAGATCGGCCGTATGACTGGTCATGATGATTTTTTTATCGGGATATTTACCCAAAAACCATGCTGGGGCAAGATAACTAACCATCTCGGACTTGCCATGTCGTGGCGCAATGTTAACAATCACCCGTTTTTTCTTTCCCGAGGCGATTTCTTCGAAGATTTTGGCAAGTTTTCGATGGTGCGGACCGATTTTATAGCCTGCATAAACGTGCAGAATGAAGTCTAGAAAGCTATTTTGGCCCGAAATTCGTGTTTGTTGGGCCTGATATTGCTGCAAAAGCTCCAAAGTCTGTCGTTTTTGCTTGTCTTTCATTAAAGGCAAGGCGTTTTTTAATTTTAAAATGTCCTGAGCGGTTAAAGAACTCATGGTTTGTTAGAAGTCTCAGGGCTCCAGCCCCAAAAAATACTCGTAACCTTATATTGGCAGCCGGGGCAGTATATAAAATTCGGCGAAAGGTCGTCTTTGACGACTAAAATAAAAGTTTGATTGCCGCAGCCACAGGTAGCAGCTTTTAAGTCCGGTTTTTGCTTGGGGAACTCTAAAATGTTAGTCATCTTGTTCTTGATCTTCCTCGTCGTCGGCGTCTATGCCCCAAGTTAACCCTGTGTGCAGGAAATCACAGGTAATGCACTGGATAACCCCGTCAGATAACAAATAAAAACTTTGCCCGTCGCATAAATGGCAGACAAAACACTCTTCTGAGTCAGGAAGCTCCAAGTCCGTCGGGTTGAACAAGCTCGGCATCGGAGATCTCCTTGTATTTGA